TGTAAGCCTATCTTCATTCATTATATGATCAAACGCTGATGACGTTCTTGACACATAATATGTATCAACGCCAAAGATCTGGATTGACTCTATAACTAGATCATCAATGAGTTGTTGCTCATTGAAATAGTTATAGTTCTGGAAAAATACATTTGTAGAAATTTTATTGTCCTTCCATAGATAGAAGTTGTCCGCGCGCTGCCCACCACATTTTCATTCTTTCACTATGTGCAGCTTGTCTTTCTGGATCATTCTTGTATAACGCGGCACTTTTCTTTCCAGCATTACTAGCATTATTTTTAACTTCTTCGATATCTCTTTTTGCATAAGCATCAGCCATATTTTTTCTGGATTTTTCGGTATGTTTCTTCCCTTTAACTGCTTTAAGTATAGCTGCAGTGTGTTCTGGAGTGTTTTTTGAATTTCTTCTTCCAGTATGAAGCTTTTCTTTGTGTTCGGCTGTTATTTTTTTACCAATATGAGATTTTCTAAGTTTTTCAGTGTGCTCTTTACTTCTGGGGCCTCGAGGACCTTCAAAATAAAATTTTGATGTGTTATCTGTTTTATTTAACCAATTTTGATTTTCAACTAAATTCATTCGTTGAATCACTTTAGTTTCCCATGCTCTAGCTTTGCACGGGGTCAAAAAAGTTTTTCGTATTTCTATTATATCTGGATCACCATAATTTTCTATAAACTTTTTTACATTGTTAGAAGATGTAAAATAAGTTTTCCATAAATTATTTGGGTTTGCATTTTTACCGAATTGCACACCGTAATAATATTTTTTTTGTTTGGACCAACCTATCATGTAAGTATATGGTATGTGACTATAGTTTGCCATTTATTATCCAGAGAAATTGTAAGTAAGTGGTTGTAGAGAACTTTTTGCTTCTTCTTCCATAGCCTTGCGTTCATCTCTTCCATCAGCAAGTATTTGTTCGCCGTTGAATTGGATGCCACCAACAAGTTGCATATTCACGAACTTGGTAAGATTTGAACCCCACTGTTCTTTAATAAGTGCAGTTGTATAATTTTGAAGAAACCTATCACTCCAAATATCTGGATTTGCATCATCAATAGGTGCATACGCTTCAATAATAACATAATAGCCAGGGGTTAATTTTGCTTTACTCTGATCAATGTAAAGTTTATTAGTATGCTTGTTATATCTAATTAAAGGTAAACCAACAAGCCATTCTTGGATAAAACGGATATGCTGCATAGTCATATAATAGTTTTGAATAGAGTAACCTGTAAGATCCTGCAAGTTATTTAGAACAAATTGGTATTGCACGTTAAACATGCCAGTACCAGTTGAAATAGATGAATATAGATCAAAAATGCGAACAACACCAAGTAAATTAGCATATTCAGTGTTATTTAAATCCACATAACCTTGATCTATTTCTCCTTGAGTCAACATGTGTCTAAGGTAAACAAGATCGGAACCATTGTAGTGATAATCTTGCCAGAACGATAATGCTTCTTCTACACGATCATCAATTTGTTCATCTGACACATTTATCTGAATAACCGGGTGGCCTAATTTTCTTAGGCAATACTCTTTAAAATCTCTTCTAGTTCTTGGTTGAGCCATTTTATCACCTAATGATGTGTAAGTTTTTTCTATTTATACTTAATGAACGACACTTTTGGTTGACAGGTTCTACATGTATGGTATAATTGGATTATCATCCATGAAAATAAAACAGAATCAAATCCGAATAATATCTTCCTCGATACAATTAACTCCGAATTGGATTTCAACAATTCGGACTTCATTGTTCGTCTCATTTACAAGTTGATGCCATTTGCCAACTGAGATATGAATCTCATCGTGTTTTTCCAATTTTGTAGTTGAAAGAGCGGCGGGATGGTCACCATAATTTACTGTCGCAATACCTTCAGAAACTATCCAATGTTCACTTCTTAGATTGTGTTTCTGAACACTCAATGATTTCCCGGGTTCCACAACTAACTCTTTGACTTTGAGTGATGGTCCATCAGAGTGTAATACTCTATAATAACCCCACTTTCGTTCTGTTTTTGGTGTCTTCCATTCGGTCAGTATTTTACTACTGGAATTCATTTTATGTGTTCCACCGATACCAAAAACATATTTTAGTCTCTTTGTTTCGGAATCATCACAAACAAGTTCCATTTCAGGTATATTTGCTTTTGTTCTATCACCACCATTTGCAAAGATAATTTCGGACTCTGGATATGCATTTAAACAATATCTTATTGCTGCTTTTGCAGTCCCATCAGAATCATCAAATATAATAGCAGCGTCTACCATGGATAGATGTTTTATGATTGACATTCTCTCATTCACATCCATAAATGGTTGGCCTTTTTTACGAGATAACCATTCATCGCTATTGACACCGACTACCAATGTATTACCTAATTTCTTTGCTTCTTCAAAATATGCAATATGTCCACTATGTAGAGGATCGAAACCACCAGTTACAAGAATTACTTTATGCATTAATATATATCTCCATATTTCTTAAAATCAACATGTTTAAATAAACCTTCACCCCATGCAACATTAAAATTCTGTTCTGCCCACCATCTTGAAATTGATGGTTCAAGAAGATTATCTTGGATAAATGGATCAATAATATCTGGAATAAATTCTGTCTTGAATAAACACGGATTATTGGTCCAATTAGACCAACGCGATGTTGTAATGTAGTGATATTTATGCTTTCTAATTTGCTCAAATTTTAGATCAGGTTCTTCAATCCAATGAATACAATCAAAGAGATGCGGAGAAATTAAACCAGTATTTTCATCGTAATGATTTAATTCATTATCCCTATAAACTTCTGAAAATAAAGGATATCCAGGTGTTCGTCTAGATCTTAGTCTTATGCACTGATAATCTTCTTCTAAAAGATCTATGGATCCAATTAATCTTTTCTTTGTAGTTTCTTTAGTTTCAATTAATTGCCAATCATTTTCAAGAAATAGAAAATATTCTTCTGTTGCTTGTTCGGCTAGTATTTGCATTGCTTTACCAATGCCTACATTTGTATCTAAACCAATGAAAGGAATACCATATTTTTTAGCAAGTGCTTTATCCTCTTTAGTAACTTCTTGAAATAGAATTGTTATATCTGAAACTAGATTAAAAAGTCCATTCATTATATAAGTTTTTATTGTCTCTTCTAGAACTTCAGGTGAGTTCCACGAAAGTATTCCTACTGAAATTGGTAACATTTTAAAATCCTGTATGTTTTCTTCTGACAAATTCGAGATCATATAGTGAATAACTAATATCTCGTTCTTCTCCAGCAAAGGGTAGTACATGTGGACATACAGTTCTCCAACCAGGACCCCATTTGCGGGTAAGATATTCTATATTAAGTGCATTAGAAATTTGTAATATTTGTGCTAAATTCTCGTCAGATTTTTCAGTTTGTCTTCCATGTTCATAGTATGCTTCGGCATCTCCAGTACCATGTAAATAACCTGATTGTAATCCTACAATTTTCTTGACACCTTTGTTCACCATTTTCATAATATAATCTGCATCTTCACAATATGCGGGATATGTATTTTCGTCAAATAACCCTAGTTTCTTGACTGCTCTTTCGTGTATTGCAAATAAATCCCACGCACCAATTTCAAAATCACCAGGGTTTGGATGTATTGTTCCAATTTCTGAATCATTTATCATGATATCATTAAATTCTTTTAATAATCCTGGTTTAAAAGCAACATCATCATTAGCAATTATCCAATATGCTGCATTCATATAACACTTAATAATTAAATTCCAAGCACCTGCACATCCTATATTAGCAGGCATATGAACTACTTTTATTTTATCTATATAGCGGTGCTTTAACTTGACTATATTGTTTAATTCTTCATCAATAATACCACGTCCATTATTGTTTATAATTACAAAATTTTCCACTGGATAGTCAACACTTAAAAGTAATCTTGAAACCCAGAAACTGCTATTTACAACAGCAGCTCCTATCACAGGTATCTTATTCATTATAGGCACCAAACATAAAGTTTTCTGCACATTTTGTTTTATCTGAAGTATCAACTAGATGTTTTACTTTTTCATATTCATCTCTATGTACAAACCAATCTTCATATGGTCTATTTTCATCTGGTGAGATATTTGACACCGCAAGAACATAACCAAATGATTCTAAGAATTGTCTTGCCTTTTCTCTGACATTACTTTTTGGGTCTGCGTAATGGTCGTGTTCGAACGTAATTACTGAAAACTTGTAAGTTTCAAACGGGATTGTGTAAAGAACTTTCAGTGATATTTCAGCTGGATCAACATCAATCTGTAAGTAATCTATTTCAGTACCAAAACCGAGTGACTTAAAATAAGTACCATAATTTATTGTTGTTGCATCTTTTAATATTGCTGTATGTTTTCTTTCTGCATTATGTTTTGCTATAAATTCTTCACTTATATCAACTGACATTCCAGTCCAGCCAAAATCTTTTTCCAATAGATAACTATTATTTCCATATGTAGGATGACCTGATCCAATTTCTACATATGTTCCATTCTTTTTACCATTTAATACAGTAAGAACAAACATATCTTGATATGCTTCAGAATAATTCTGTTCTATATCTTCAAGACTTTCAAATTTCCAGCGCAATTTATATAATTTAGATTTAGAGTATGTTGTCAATGATTTGGAAGCAAATGCATTCATATTTACTAAATTATTCTTAACTGAATTTGCAAATTCATCATTCATGTCCCAATTCATATGAAGATCCAAAAGAATTGATTTTGTTTCTTCTTGTAAACCATTCCACCAACCCATTACGCCCTTTTGAAATAATAGAGCATATTTACCTGGATAATTTACTGGTACTCTCAATTCTTTATTATTAAAATCACAAACTTGAAGTGCTATAGAACACATTGTATATGAGTCTAAGTATCTACCCTCATTTGTATCATTGTATTCATATAGTCTACTTAATATATAATATGCCTCAGGTCTTTTCGGTAAAATAGTAATTGCCTGTTGAAGCATACCTTTTACAGTAAATCTACGAGTACCTTGTCGCTCAAAGCAATTTGCACCATGCAATAGACATTCATATCGCAGAAGAAGATCTTCTGTTCTTTCAGCTGTTCTAATATAATAGGAAACAGCAGATGCAGTCTGACCTATTTCATCATAGTATCTTGCCATTTTAAAATTAATCTCTGGATCATTTGGATTTAAAGCAAATTGATTAAGTAAATCTTCTATCATATCAAAACTCTCTTATATAGTTTTCTATTCAATACATCGTCAACCATAATAAACTTGTTATTAAGCATTAAATTGTGTATAGGTGAATGATCATAATGATCAGTGTTATCAAAAACAAGAAGCCCTCTAATTGACATTCTTGGAATAAAGAAATTTGCGGCTAATCTGACTGATTCTATATCATGCTGACCGTCAATATGGACAAAACAATATGTATTCAGCATTTTCTTTTCTTGATCGTAAACAGGAACACCATCTGTAAATCTTCTATAAAATTCAGAGTCTTCCATATTAAAGAAAAGAATATTAATTCTATTATCAAATGCATATCGGTATAGTTCTGCAAGTGTCTCATTTTTCATATCATCTGTATAGTCACTTCGATGTGGACCTACTATATCATTGTAAATAATATTTCCATATGGGTCCATGCAGATATGAACACGTTTATCTTCATTTTCCATAAATGAATCGAGTATTACTTTAGTTCCCCCGCCTCGGCGAAGTCCTACTTCACAGCTTAGTCCCTCAACACCTTTCAGTGTCTTTATGTGTTGAGTCATAATTTCATATGTCTCAATAGGGCTATCTATTTGTAAATTTGGATATTGACTCATACTAAAAATCTTTCTTCAAATAATTTCATTACAGATTGCGGAGAAAATTTATCCAATAGATAACTCGTATTAAACGAAGTATTTCTTTCAATATTAAGAAATATGTTATCTAAATCTCCTTTGTGTGAATATTTATAACAATGATCTTGTAAAAATAGAAAATGGTTTCTTCCGCCTAATTGGTGATTTGTCTGTAGATATTCATTATCATATGAGATAATAGGTTTATCTTTTGCCGCAAATTCTAAAACTGAAAGACCGAAGGTCTCACCGTAATCTCTGGCATGTATCATTGCGTCACATGTGTTAATAAATTTTGTTTTTTCTTTTAAATCTACTGTTGCATCTAGATATATGACTCTTTGATGCTCTAATTTCTTTTCGGTATTTAAGAATAAAAACCAAATATCTGATCTTTTATCTAATATCTCTTTAATGCTATCAATTACAAAATCAATATTAAATGTATCAAAACCACCATGACGTCCTATTACCAGTGCATCTTTTGGTATATTAAGATTATCTCTCAAAGTTTCGGTGGTATCATAAAGATTTAAAATATGTGGTACATAAGGTATGTCATTAAAATGTGATTGCCATTCAGAAACTACAGCATATCTTTCACCGTGCATATATTCTCTATGTTTGCAGAATACAGAATGAATTAAATTTTTAGTATTAGAAGAAACTATTCCATCATGATATCCATATTTAATAGCATAGAAAGCATCTATTGAATTTTTAGATATGTAAGTTTCTACATCATCAAATGTGTCATATGAAAATACTTCAAAATTATTTTTAAACCTTTGAATTGCTTGTGGTTTACTATTTTCATTTCTATAAGTAATTATTGGTTCTATATCTAATAGTTCTCTTGCATAATATGCATAATCAAACATTGCAACAGAAGTGCCTCTTTCTGTTAATTGATTTTCATGAAAAAGTATTTTCATCTGGTAATAGATACTTTCTAATTCTGTTATTTTCTAATATCAAGTTCGGTAAATTGTTTATATTATATCTTTTTAATATATGATCTTTTCTTCCGAGTGGATCAAATGAATTTTCTGATGCACTAAAGTTTTCATCTAGAGTATGTTCACCAGCGTGGCTATAATTTTTAATTTTTGTTTTTAATCTTTCTTGATTTCCCATCCAAGTAAAATGCCAACCAAGTTCTTTTAAATAACCATCTTCTGTTATAAAAATATCTTGCAATCTATGAAAACCCCAAGCATGATCTTCACGAATTTCTGAAAGTGTATAATGTTTTAATTGTTGTCCAGAAACTAAAAATGGGGTATTCCATTGCATCTGTTCTTCATTTTGATTATAAACTCTTAAATCTGCTCTACCACACAAATATGCAAGTGGTGTTCTCAAAATCTCATTTGGGTGATTTTCTTTGATGTATTTCATATATTCTATATGTGCCGGATTTAAAATCTCATCACAATCACCAATAAATGCAATGTCTGTTTCTCTAATATATGATGTAGCTGCATCTCTTTGCATACGCTCACGTACCCAATTATTCGGTTCTTGTGCAAGTGAAGGCAACATAACTGGAACATACCAGATTTTCTCAAGAGAAATATCCATTCTCTTGAGAGTGTTTAAAAGTGTCATTTGTTTCGGTAAACCGCTATGAGTGTGGTCTGCTTCTGTAATTATGAATTTATCTACTTTATTATATAGTAGTCTTAATCTTAATTCTAGAAGTTCTTCCTCATTAAAATAAGAAAAGCAATCAATTATCATTTATAAAATCAATTATGTCCTGAATATTAGTTTGCAAAATATATGCAGCATTATCTTGAAAACCAAATGTAATTAAAACTTCACCATTATTATGATGACACATTCCAACTGCAAATTCTACGTGTCCATTCATCATTGAAAAATCATTTGTATACTTTACAATATTCCAATCTTTATCCCAGACTATAAAGCGATGTCTATAAACTGCATCTTTTCTATCGTGTTCACTTCTAAATAAATCAACTTCATGAACAAGAGCTATTCTTTGCCCATCAATACCAAGTGGAATTACTTGTGTTCCACCTCTAAAATCGTTTGGTGCTGGAAAGTATTCACTTAATTTTATTGTAGTTGATTTAGCATCAATAGGATCTACTTTGACTACCTCTGTTGGATTAGACCATTTTACATACGTATAGTCTTCATCAATAACTGGCATCCAATTCTTTTCACAATATGAATTTGGATCTTTTGGCGGTGGTATTCTGACTCTAGAAACTTCAGTCATTTTACCTTCAATGTATTGAAGTTCTGATAACTCCATTCTACCCTGACCATTTGTAGTTGTATCTCTACGAACACCTGTTGCATAAAGTTTTTCATTCCAAAGTACAAGACGGACATCTTCGAGACCAACAAAATCCCACATTGGCTCATATGTGTCAAATTTTGATGTATCTATTTTACAGAATCCAGTGATATTAAGATCATTATCCAATTCACAGTAATAATTAGTTGTTCGTAAATGCATATCATTTTCAGGGTGTAAATAAGTAAGTGGCCCCCATTGGTGCTGCAATAGTTTTCGTTCGGAATGATAGAATGTATAATTTACGTGTCGGATATTGACAATTAATCTACCATCAGGCAATCTATAAATGGTCGGATTCATTAATCCAGTTCCATTAGTTAGTTCTGATGGGATAATGAGAGGCTTTATCTTGCCACCTCGTTCAAGTACATATTTGGTAAATGATTCATTATTACCGAACTTATACTTTGATTCTACTTCGTTAAAACCTTTTTTGATTTCCATAGTATAGTCACCTCTATTCAATTATATTGTGATATTTATAACCCAAACAGGTGCCAAGAATTTTGATGAACTGCTACATATTCTGGACCTTTAAAATCTTCATCTATCAGAGTATAGTCATGAAACTCTATGCTGTCTTGTTTTAACTTACCCAATTTAAATCCTAGTGGTTCCAAGAAATTGTAACTATCTATTAACATCCATTTGGTAAGCACACATATGAAACTATATTCAAATTGAATAATTCTAACCTTACCTTCTTTGAGCGTCTTTTCAAACCCTTTAAATACCTTTCCTTCTGCACCTTCGGTATCTATTTTTAGATAATCTATCATTTCAAGTCTACGACTATCAACATAATCGTCACCTGTAAATGCAAGACCATTTATCGGAATACTATCATCTAATCTTAAATCTGTAACTATTGTACTGAGTGAATCATATTCGGTTTTATGCTTCATTGGCACAGGGCCAGATTTATCTAGTAAACCGAAACTATTCGGAATCATTTTATTGTCTAGTTCAATATTTCTAAGCATTTTACTGTAAGTATCAGGAACTATTTCAAACATGTGTATATCAGCATTTGGTTGAAATGATCGAGTCATTCTTGTCCATTCACCGATATTAGATCCAACATCAAATATTGTTTTAAACTGCCCATTAAATCTATTTTGGATCCAAGTTTCACCATGCTGTTGAAACTCACTCATTGCATATTCACGATTGTATTCACTCATTTAAAGATTCTCTCTTTTCTATAACTATCAGGTATTACAGTCACACCAGTTTCATCTTTTTTAACTTCTACTTGTTTTGGAATTTCTATTGGTTTAACTTCACTTTTAACTTTAAAGAAAGTTGAACCTTTATGATCGCATGTAATAGTTGTATCTACCCAAACTTTAAATCCATTATCTCTTGCTTTCTTGCAGAAATAGATATCTTCTGATACTGTATCTTTATGATTTATTGCAGATTGATAATAGAAATGTGGGTATTCCATTTTTCTGAATACATCACTTTTTACTAAACAGCAACCAAATCCACAGGCTGCTATTTCAACCAAACCATTATGTATCTTAATTAAATTATGAGGGATATTAATAATGCCACCGGTTGGATCTACCATGTATATCTCAAGAGTATGAGTATCTGGTATTCGTTGAATATACATTCCAGTAACTATGTCTTTGTCAGCAGCAATCATTTTCTTAAGTGCATCTTTTGGAATTATAATATCTGAATCTATGGACAATAGATAATCATATCTTTTAGCCCATTCTCCAATTAGATTTCGTATTTGATCTACTTGATACCCGAAAAAGTACTGAAACTCAACTTCATAACCAGTTGGTATTTCTAAATCCCAAATACTTTTGAATGTTTCTACTTCAATATACTTATTTGTTGGTATTGCAATAAGAATTTTTTTATTCATTTTGTGTTTATCACCCTTTAACCATTTTTCAAAGATTGGCTTTTCTTTATCATGGGATTCTTTCCATATGTCAAGATCTCTTGATGTTGCACCAAAATCTTCCTCGTAATTTATATTTGATATTAGATATACACTCTTTCCAGAGTTTATAGTATTATGTAAGATAAAATCATCACCGAAATATACGTCCAAACCTTCAGGTATTGGAACCCAATCATTTTTATTCATTATAATGAGTTGACCAAACCCATAAGCAGATTTATCTTGTGACCATTCTATTAGATCTATTGAACCATCTGTTAATTCTGGTTGATTATATTTATGACCACCGACTATAAATCCATACACACCTATCTTGTCATTGATGTGATTAGAAATTTTATTAAATAACATTGGATCAAATGAAAGATCATCATTTATTATACATATTATATCATAAGAACTTTCTTTTGCACCTAAATTCCATGCAGGGTTAACTTTTATGTTAGCCTCTTGATTTAGCATTTTTATTTTTGGATTTTGTAGTACAATCCAATCAGGTGTGTGGATTACATCATTATTTATTACTATAATTTCACCGACTAAATCTTGCTGGACCAATCTTTCAAGTGATTTATTGAATAGTGGTTTAGACCGCCACATTGTCGGAACTATGACTGAGAATTTTTTACTATATGACATATTTGCATTTCTATTTTGCTCAACACCATTTATCTTGTAATCATTTAATGGGTTTAAATCATTGTAATTGCAAACTATTTCTCTATTACAGTATATTTTCTCTGGCTCTATCTTCTCGATTAATTCATAGAATAGCGGATTATCGTGACCTGATTTCATCCATTTTCCATCTACTTTGAATTTTTCAATATCAAGTGAAAAGAAATGTTTGCTAAGACATGTTCTTAAATGTGTATATGGAATTTTCCAATTAAACTGATGTGTTCTATATTTTTTATTCTTTTTAACATCAATTGGATATTCTTGAGCTATTAATGGGATATTATCTGTTAGAGACCACATAGATCCATATGTAAATTCGTAACCTTGTGCATATAGATCATTATAATAGTGAAATAGTGTGTTATTGTTTATTAACCAATCATCACCATCTAATAACATAACAATATCATCCATGGTGCAATGACTAATACCAGCTATTTGATTTGCAATAGCACCGATATTTTCTAAATTTTGAATTAATCTAAATTTACTCTGAAGTTTTTCTGGTAAACTATTAATAGTCTCTTTTGCTACTTGAAAGGACTTATCATCTGAATTATCATCTATTAGAATATGCACGTAGTTATTATAATCTTGCGTAGCAATTGATAATATATTCTTTCGAATATAGTTTTCTGCATTCCAAAAAGGTGATATAACTACAATTCGTTTCTGATCTTCAGATGAACTATACTGTTTATTAGCAGGCATATTTCCTGTTCTTCCAAAGACACGAGCTACTTTTTGGTTGATTCGAGTGACTTTTCTATAATCATCTACTGAAAGAAAATTCCCAAGTATCGAATAAAGAAACTGTTTCCATTGTAGTGCAACTGTATTCCAGCCTGTAACATCTTTGACAATATCGCAGTAATTTTGTTTTTGTTGGTGTAGATATGGGTTATTATATGCAGCAAAGAAAGTTTCTAAGAACTTTTGCACCTGAATTTTTTTATCAATATGTGGAAATAAAACATTCGGTTCAATTGCATAGTCAATATGATAACAGGCAAGATCTATTGCTGTTTCTTCGAGTGCACCAAATCTTGTGGTGACAAGAGGTGTCTTGTATAGAAGTGATTCAAGGGATGAAATTCCGAATGTTTCTGGAAATGCACCTGGATAAAGCATCATCCAAGATTTTGCAAGTATCTCTGCTATTTCATGCTGTGGAATTACTCCAGTAAATGTAATTCCGAGGTTTTTTAAGTCTTCTCTTGCGGCAAGTTGTGAAACTGTATTTTCTTGAGCATCAGGTTCAGCTCCATCACGAAACCGATAGTAACCACCAATAATAGAAAGTTTTGCTTCTGGGATTCTTTTCTTTATCTCTGGCCAAATATGTTCTACTAGAGGCAACATACCTTTTGTTGCCGATGCATTATAGACAAATTGATTTGGATCTTTCTTTGATAGATCTACTTCTGGAATATGGCAAACGGCGCCATTACGAGTTTGAAATATTGATTTCTTAAGTACTTCGTGGTTTCGTTTCTTGCCGTGTTGACAGGTAAGTATATATGACGTGTGCCAGTCAGAAAGTGTGAATACGTGATCTATTTTTCCAGAGACAACAAGATCTTCTAATAGATTATCACCTTCTATAAATGTATCATGTAACCAAAGAATACGTTTCTTTGCTTTGTGTATAAACGGCCAATCATTAGAAATAAATGGTACTACAGTTCTAGAAACAATTACGGCTTCGTAGTCTGTTTCATCAAATTTAGCATCGGAGTTATCGACATATCGGACTCCATCATAAAGTCCTGGTTTTGAGTTCGAGCCGTCCTTGCAGTTATTATATACGGTGACCTCAAATCCGATTTTTGAAAGTTCTTTTGAAATAAGGATGACTGCGGATTCAGAGCCTCCGAGTCCTTGTTTAGAAAGAGTATCTCCATCATAGCATAAACCTATTTTGTCTATTATTGCAAGTTTCATAATATATCCTCATCACGTAAAAGTTAATCAATGGTATTTATATTTATCTATAAGAGCTCATGGTTTTTGTGGCCAATCGACCGCAAACGGGTTCAGGCCCGCCACGTTATTGTAAATGTCGCGAAGAGCTTGTCTATACTCGACCCATTCAGGGCTAACTGGTACTTGTAACTCGTATGCTTTGATCACCTTATAATCAGTTTCAGCCAAGTGTTTTTCAGATTCAGTTTTTATTTTTTGCCATTGAATCGCAAGTTCAGATTCATTTGGATCTTGTATAGTCCATTGATTATTTTCCCACCACAATTTTTGTCCTGGAATGTATGATGGTTTTACAGTACAAATGACAAATCCAAGAACATTCAGTTCTTGCTCACTTTTTCCGACATGCTCAATAGGTAATTTTTGTGGTTGTGCAGTTTTATATGAAACTAGCATTATTATACATCTCCTGTACTAGTAGAGGGAAACGAGCGACCTGGACCCCATATGATACGAACGGCGCCGGTGCCCCCGCCGGAAGCTGTGCCGTCTGAACCGGGGCCGCCGCCGCCATATGCACCGCCCGTGTTGAGTGTACCGCCACCAACCCCTCCAGACCCGCCGCCACCGCGCGACCCGTTGTTGCCGGCCATGCCGCCGGTGCCACTAATTCCAGCACCTAAAATTCCAACGCCACCGCCCGAACCACCAAGGCCGGAGATGGCGCTGGTTCCCCCACCGCCGCCACCACCACCGCCATTTCCATTTAATCCTGCAGTGTTATAGCCGCTTCCTGCGCCTCCATTGCTAGTATAGCCGCCTGCACCCCCGCCGCCGCCGCAGTAGTTGCCGATTGTATTTTGTCCTCCGATACCGCCAAACCCACCGCCGCCGGGGCCAATAGTAGTAGTAAAGCTGCCACCTGATCCGCTCGCGCCGGAAAAGCCAACGGCGGCGACTGCGCCGCCGCCACCTGCTACAGTTAATGCTGAAATAAAATAGCTGGTTCCGCCCGCTTGGGGTGTTCCGCCCGATTGCCCCGCCAAACCTACAACAACAGTGTAACTACTCCCAGGTGTTACTGGTATATTATTTAACCAGGCCAAACCGCCGCCGCCACCGCCGGAACCTCCAGAAGCAGAAAGATATCCGCCACCCCCGCCGCCAACACAAACAACGTAAACTTGGTATACGTTTGCGGGACACACAAAAGAATATGTACCTGGGCTGGTATAAGCAAGCTGACCGCTGTCAGCAGTTAGATCAACTTGTTTTGCAAATGTAGAAACTACTTCCCATGTATCAATATCAGGATAATAAAATTCTAACCCTTCAAGATCAGTGTTATAGTAAATTGTAGCTGCAGACACGGTAGGTCGCTCTGCTTGTGTTCCAGAACGAATATATTGTATTGCATCTTGTATATACGATAGTTGCCCATCAACTTTCCATTTAGTTCCGTCAAAGACAAAAACTAGATTATTAAACTGATATGTGTCGTTTACACTGGGGCTGTTGGGAAAGTTTATTGACATCATTTATCCTTTTATTATGGTCAAATTGCGTTATACGGATCTGTTTGGGTTCCTATATAGAATTTGATTATTCGTAATTGGTGGCTTTTCAGAAACTTCTATATAACCTGTATTGATGTAGATTCTTATCAGAAAAAACGGTTGTTGGTACTTTATAAAGATATTGTGCCTGTAAACTCCAAATGCCCATTATATCGCATACCTTGTTTTAAAAAACTCATAGTTTTGTGAAATTTCAGAAATAGAAAGTGCTTTACTATACATTTGACAGGTATAAATTCTACCTTGAAAGTATCCATAAGGCCCGTATCCAAGAGTATCTCCTCTCATGTTTACTGCTGTCCTAGGACTAGTTAGCCCTTGTCTAGCAAATACATCGTTTAAATACAAATAAGGTCTCTTATTTAAATAAACAACAGTTATAAGAGTAGGTGTTGTGCTAGATATTGTGGCGCTGTGTACAAGCAAAGGCGGCATATAACCATCAGCATGCTCATAAACAGACACACCGTTTGTTCCACAAGATATACCAGCACCTGCTGCACTGGCGCCACCTTGATTAGCACCTACTAAATATCTTTGACCTGAGGTTCCAGTAACACCGCTGGTGCTTTCTGCGTCTATGCCATGAGTTGCTGTTGGCATTGCTATCATAGAATAAGTAAAAGAATCTGTTACTGTAGTAATTGCAGAACCAATATCAAAACCTTGAGTAGTTCCATTCATTGTAAAATAGTCACTTGTAAATGTAGGAGCATTTAACAGATTAAAATTTCTTCCATTACCTGAAATATCATTCCAAACAGTACCACTCCCAGGATAACTACTAGTACTACCGTCTAAATAAACTAGCAAACCATCAGTTACTAGGCTACCTATGCATAGGAGCATTTGTTGTATTGTCATGATATACCGGCACCAGAAATTGCGTAGTCATTGGCATTAACACATAAAGCAGTAGCCAACCCAAATTTAGATAATGTTCTATTTCCAGTAGTTGAAGTTCCTGCTAGACGTAGAGTAACTCCAGTAGAGACAATAGTTATAGCAGTATTAGACGAGTTATAAAAAGAAACCATATCCCCGATTGAAAACGATGTTGACGTGTTTATTGTTACATTTGCAGTAGTGTTTACGTGTTTTCCGGCATCAGAAGATAGTACAACGACGTTGTTGCTTTGTGGTATGCCTGTTGGTGCTGCACTGCCAGTAAATCCTTGGCTACCTGTAAAACCACCAGCTGGCCCTTGGCTACCTACAAATCCTATGTCACCCTTACTTCCAGTAAAACCAAGTGATCCAGTATACCCAGTCAATCCTCTTGCGCCAGTAACAGTAATCCATTGCAGACTATCACCATCGTTGTATAGTACTGAAAGAGAAAGATCGGTGGTATCAAACCACATATGACCATCTGTAGTAGTAAAAGGTGCGGTGTTTGATGTATCTGCCAAGAAACCTGCCGATCCCGTAAACCCCACTGCTGCGTAAGAACCACTAACACCAATTAAACCAATTGACCCAGTAAAACCTGCATACCCACTACTTAAAAAATCTGATAAATTAGTAGTCATTCATATCTCCATGTATATGATTATTTATTTAAAAACTCCGGATATCATTATGCCGGTTGTAGATAAATTAACTGTAGAGCCAGATGTAAATACTTCAGCACCTGTGGTCGGATTAGATGCCTGTGTTGTAATACCAGTGATTGATGTACCAGATGTAATTGCAAAAATAGCAGCTTTGCTGTTTATAAAATCTCCTGCACCTAAAACATGTGAGGCACTATCTGTATTAGTTTGCACATCTTGTGGACCAGACCCTCCATCTAAAATATACACTCTACTTACTAAACTTATAGATCCAGGTGTTTGTCCTGAGAGTCCCGTTAAAGACATACTATATGAGGAAAATGCACCATTAGTTCTTGGGTGATTTATATAGTGCATATAGAGAGTATTAGTACTATTTGAAATTGTTGCTATATTCAATCCAGCAGAACCTTGCACTGATAATGCTAAATTACTTATAGTTAGACCAGATGCCTTTACAATTCTTGTTAAAACTATAAATTTTTGATATGGTTCCGATGCTTGTGTTAATGTGAACGAACCAGCTGCACCGGCTGTAAATGAAAAGCTTGCAGCAGAATAACTAAATGCTGCATCATAACCAACTGCAGAAATTTCAGGTACTCTATTCATACTTATGGCTTGTGAAACTACTGATACCATATCAAAACAATCCTGCACCGGATATTACAAATATATTAGTTCCTACACATAAAATAGTTGCAAGACCTCTTTGAGACAATGTTAAAGTTCCTGTAATGTTTGTTCCTGCAAAGTATTGGGTGACACCGCTTGCCAAAATGGACATTGTACTACCTTTATTATTAAATACAGTTACAACATCACCGTTTGAAAATATTCCAGACGGAACTGTAACATTTCCACTTGTTATATTAATGTATTTACCCACATCTGAAGCTTGGAGTGTATATCCAGCTGCTTGCGAATTTACTGGAATATTAGTAGGACCTATAGATCCAGTAAACCCGACTGACCCAGTAAAGCCTATGGAACCAGTAAATCCTAGATAATTCCCATCTAAAAGCGCACTTAAATTAACCGTTGTCATTTTTCATTTAACTTTCTATTTAATTCTTTAATTGCCTCAATTAGGAAAGGAATAATAGCATTATAGTTTACCGTTTTATATTCGCCATCATTTACAATACTTGGAAGTACTTTTTCTATCTCTTGCGCTATTACACCATATGAAGTTTTTTGTGTTTCTTTCCAAATAAATTCATATCCGTAAATTTTATTTAAAGTATCTATTGGATTTTTTATTTGTGATACTATATCTTTATATGCCATATCTGATAGAGAGTTAAATTCAGTAGCATTTAAAGTTCCAGTTGATGGGTTATAATATAGTTTAGTAGAAGATACATTAGCACCTGATGCGCTTCCAGAAGTAGCATCTGTAAATATTGGATATCTTGTTGCATTTGTTGCTGTATCATCTGTTATAGTAATAGAGTTACTACCTACACTTCCCGTAAATCCGAGAGATCCAGTGAAACCAGAACCCTGAGATCCAGTAAAACCTAAAGATCCAGTAAATCCTAAAGATCCAGTAAATCCAGTATCACCTCGTGAACCAGTAAATCCAGTATCACCCCGTGAACCAGTAAATCCAGTAGAACCAGTAAATCCGGTAGAACCTATAGATCCAGTGAAACCAGTTCCACCTGAACCAGTAAATCCAATAGAACCAGTAAAACCAATCGAACCGGTGAAACCAGTTCCGCCCGAACCAGTAAATCCAGTATCACCTCGTGAACCAGTAAAACCAATCGAACCGGTGAAACCAGTTCCGCCCGAACCAGTAAAACCTAAAGATCCAGTAAATCCAGTATCACCTCGTGAACCAGTAAATCCAGTAGATCCAGTAAATCCGGTAGAACCTATAGATCCAGTAAATCCGGTAGAACCTATAGATCCAGTAAATCCGGTAGAACCTATAGAACCAGTAAATCCAATCGAACCAGTAAATCCAGTATCACCTGTTCTACCTATATTAGTAAAGACCTGCCATGTAGACCCATCATAGACAAATTCCACACGAACATCATTTATATCTAAAATAAAATCTGTAGATAAACCTTCAATTGTCGAACCATTTCTTCCCACAGTCAAATTATTTGCGGACCAATCGGCTCCGTCTGCTATAGTAATAAAATTACCAATTGATGGTGTAATTGGAAGATCAATTGTGAATGAACCACCACTAGTATCAGCTATAATAGCATCAAATGATACAGCAGTATATGTACTTGTTACTTTAATCCATGTAAGGCCGTTACCAGTTTCACCTTTTTTACCTACACTTGAATATACTTGCCAGGTAAATCCATCATAAACTAAATCTACTTTAACATCCGTAACATCTAGAATTAAATCTGAAGTTAATCCTTCGATTGTGGATCCATTTCTATCTACTGTTAATGTATTTACAGACCAATCGGCGCCATCAGCTATTACTATATTATCTCCAGATGCCGGTGTAGCCGGAAGTGTTATAGTAAAAGATCCACCAGAAGAATCTGCTATAATGGCTTCATTTGTTGCCGCCGTGTAATTAGCAGTTTTTCGTATCCATGTAAGCCCACCGCCGCCACCAGATCCTGCAGAACCGGTGAAACCAGTTACACCTTGAGAACCAGTAAATCCAGCACCTTGAGAACCAGTAAATCCGTTTGAACCAGTAAAACCTAGAGAACCAGTAAATCCAGTTCCACCTTCTGATCCAGTGAAACCTAGAGAACCAGTATAACCAATACCACCTTCTGATCCAGTGAATCCAGTTCCGCCGGAGCCAGTAAATCCGTTTGAACCAGTGAAACCTAGAGAACCAGTATAACCAATACCACCTTCTGATCCAGTGAATCCAGTTCCGCCGGAGCCAGTAAATCCGTTTGAACCAGTGAAACCTAGAGAACCAGTATAACCGTTTGAACCAGTGAAACCTAGAGAACCAGTATAACCAATACCACCTTCGGATCCAGTGAATCCAGTTCCGCCGGAGCCAGTGAAACCTATGGAACCAGTAAATCCATTATCACCTTTAGAACCAGTAAATCCAGTTCCACCTTCTGAACCAGTAAAACCTATGTCACCTTTGGATCCTGTAAATCCTATATCACCTTTTGAGCCAGTGAAACCTATAGAACCAGTAAATCCTATATCACCTTTTGAGCCAGTGAAACCTATATCACCTTTGGACCCCGTAAAACCAAGAGAACCAGTGAAACCTATGTCACCTTTAGATCCAGTAAAACCTATGTCACCTTTAGATCCAGTGAATCCAGTGCCGCCTCCCGATCCAGTGAAACCTATGTCACCTTTGGATCCTGTAAATCCTATGTCACCTTTGGATCCAGTGAAACCTATGTCACCTTTGGATCCAGTGAAACCAATCGAACCAGTAAATCCAGTTCCACCTTCTGAACCAGTAAAACCTATATCACCTTTTGAACCAGTAAATCCTATGTCACCTTTTGATCCAGTGAAACCCAATGAACCAGTGAAACCTATATCACCCTTTGAGCCAGTAAATCCAATTGATCCAGTAAAACCTATATCACCTTTTGAGCCAGTAAAACCTATGTCACCTTTTGATCCAGTGAAACCAAGAGAGCCTGTAAAACCTATATCACCTTTAGATCCCGTAAATCCAGTGTCACCTTTGGATCCTGTAAATCCAACAGAACCATTATAACCTATCACACCATCAGTTCCACCCGAACCAGTGAAACCAATGTCACCTTTAGATCCAGTGAAACCATTTGAACCAGTAAAACCTAATGATCCAGTGAAGCCTATATCACCTTTAGATCCTGTAAAACCTTCTGATCCAGTGAAACCTATATCACCCTTAGATCCAGAGAAACCTATAGAACCAGTGTAACCGACAGATCCAGAGAAACCTAATGACCCAGTGAAACCTATATCACCTTTAGAACCAGTGAAACCTATATCACCTTTAGATCCAGTGAAACCTATAGAACCAGTATATCCTTGTAAGTTAGTAGGAGAACCAATCCATTGACCACTTGAATTAATTACTCCGCCGACACCATTTATAGTTAATCCACTTGTTACTATATTTGCGGCCGGGTTAATGGAAAATTGTGTACCATTTAATACTAGGCCAGCGCCAGCTGAATAAATCTGACTATCTGATATCTGTGCGAATATAATAGGTGTTGAACCGAAGGTAATAGCACCTACAGTAGTCATCACATAAAGTTCACCAGCTCCGGTAGAACCTTCTCTTACAAAGAATGCGTCTCCACGACCGAGAGCTGCAGGGTCACTAGGTGAGTATGCATCTGCATCAGCACTTCTAGTTAATTCCCAATTAGTATTTGCAGAACCAGTATCTGTTACGTAATATATACCATTATGTGCAGTATTTGCTTGTTGATATACAAGAACACGATTATCTAAAACTAATGTTACACTATCAATAATTAACTCAATTTGAGTTCCAACATTTGTTAATGTAGCTCCAACACCATCTGTACCATTATCATAAATGGCATCTAGATTAATAGCAGATTCTACTCTTACAGGAGCATGATAATGAAGTGATGCAGCTGCAATAGTATCTACATATTCCTTTGTTGCTGCATGAAAATTACTTTGAGGGTCATTTGCCAGTGTTAACCATCCAACAGTCATTGCGGTATTTGCGTCGGATCTTAAAAACTGAGTGGAATCTAAACCATCTAATAAATCTGCATCAAGGCCTGATCCCGAACCATCTACAGTTTTAAGTTTTGTTAAAATATCGGATGCAGTATCAGGCGAACCTTGAGAACCTGTGAAACCTTGTGAACCTGTGAAACCGATAGATCCAGTGAAACCAGTATCACCTTTGGATCCAGTGAAACCGATAGAACCAGTGAAACCTATATCACCTTTTGATCCAGTAAATCCTATGTCACCCTTGGAACCAGTAAATCCTATATCACCTTTAGATCCAGTAAAACCTATAGATCCAGTAAAACCTATATCACCCTTTGAACCTGTGAAACCTTGTGAACCTGTGAAACCGATAGATCCAGTGAAACCAGTATCACCTTTGGATCCAGTGAAACCGATAGAACCAGTGAAACCTAATGAACCAGTAAATCCGATAGAACCAGTGAAACCTATGTCACCTTTAGATCCAGTAAAACCTAATGATCCAGTGAAACCTATGTCACCTTTTGAGCCAGTAAAACCTATGTCACCTTTAGATCCAGTAAAACCAGTCGAACCAGTAAATCCTATGTCACCTTTGGACCCAGTAAAACCTAATGATCCAGTAAATCCTGTATCACCTTTGGACCCAGTGAAACCTAATGATCCAGTAAATCCAATAGAACCAGTAAATCCTATGTCACCTTTAGATCCAGTAAATCCAATAGAACCAGTAAATCCTATGTCACCTTTAGATCCAGTAAAACCTAATGATCCAGTGAAACCAATTGAACCAGTAAATCCAATGTCACCTTTTGATCCAGTAAATCCTATGTCACCCTTGGAACCAGTAAATCCAATAGAACCAGTGAAACCACTAGAACCAGTAAATCCGATATCACCCTTGGATCCAGTGAAACCTAATGAACCAGTGAAACCTACATCACCTTTGGATCCTGTAAATCCTATATCACCCTTGGAACCAGTAAAGCCAAGTGAGCCTGTGAAACCCAAAGATCCAGTAAATCCTATATCACCTTTTGAGCCAGTAAATCCTATATCACCTTTGGATCCAGTAAAACCTTGTAAAATAACAGAGTCAGTCCACAATCTATTTCCATCTGTATCAGATGTGAGTACATAGTTATTTGCAGCTGGCACCCCAAGATCTGGTTCAGCTTCTGAAAGTTTTAAAAACTGGTATCTTTCTGCAGATACTTTTGATGGTGGAGTTTTCTTTACTCTATCTGATAAAAATTTTGTCATTTAATTTAAACTACTCCAACGTGCTCGCTTGATAGTTTTTCTTCCGCAGCAATCCAAATATCAAACACATTTGAAACTTCTGCACGAACTTGAACCGTATCACCAATAACAGTATTAGCTATTCGTTTAAAGATACTTCTACCTTGTAGAGGGATAAAAGCCGTATCACCAGCAGGTACTTCTACTTTTCCAATCTCGATTGTTTCAAAATCCTCTGTTACTAAAATAGTTTCAAACCATCTCGTTTCGGTATCTTTATTTCTTGCGGCTAATGGAGTTAAGAAAAATATTTCACCTGGTCTAATAGCTCTTCCAACATCAGTAGGATCGCGCTCTGTAAATTTATTTGATGCATCTGGAACTGAAAAATCTGGAGCTTCTGCAATAACAACATAAGTATTATCTATATTACTTTGTGCGAGTCTAAGAGATTTTCCAGTAGAAGGTGTTCTACAAGTAATTCTAGCCATTATTAAAAGCTCCTTGCGATGGCGGTTCTTGTTGCTATTCTATTAACTGCTTGTTCAAATGGCGGGCCTGTTAATTCACCAGTATCTGCATCAATCTTCATACCACCAATAAAGAGTGCAGAGCCTTGATCATCTTGCCCTGATGCTATTACAACACCATTATTTAATTCTAATATACTTTCTTCAATATTAGTTTCATTTCTTGCAGGTGGTATCTTTGTAAGTGCAACACCTGCCATAATAGCAGTCCAAGTATGACTAATTGCAGTAATAGTAGATGGTTGTATTGATGTGACCGGATTTTCGATTGTATTAATAAGAGCTGCGACTAGTGCTGATACTATACTGTCAGCACTGTTATTTACGTTTGGTAATGCAAGTATTGCATCTCGCATAAACGTAAATGAATATATAAAAGCTTCTTCTTTATCTAAATTATATGCTTTATTACCATTTGTATCAAATAAACCTTTTGCAAAATCGAGCATTGGTTTTTGATTAGCGGTTTGAAGAACCCATTCTAAAGATTGTAAAAGTGTTGCAGCATCTCTTCTTGTGAATGCTTCATCTTCAGCATTCCAACCAACTGTATAATTTTGTGCTACTAAACTATTCCACATATTATTTATGATGGTACTTGTAGCTGTATCAATCGCAGTTGATGCTGTAGTTTGTATTGTTAAAGTATTTTCAGGTACTTCTGTTGGTACTATAATATTTCTACTTCCACTTGAAACCATAGTGTAATCGCCAAATTGAGTAGAACATGATGAAAGTATTATTTGGCCACCAGATAAAGCTAAAAAGTGTTTATGAGCCCAAATACTTATGGCATTGACAGCATTTATCAGCGCGCCATTTTTAGCAACATATCCAATACCGTTGTGACTTACAGGTGTTGCTCCCCATGTCATAATATTCGGATAAATTGAGTATTGTGAACACACAGACCCATCTGCTATAACTACACCAGCACCACGGCCTACTAATGGATTTCCATTTTCTCGATCGAGTGGTGGGGCGACATTGTCCCAATAAGGATTAGTTCTTACAGCACATTTGTGAACATAAGGGGCTCTTCTTATCACAGAGCCTTGTCTAAAACAGAAAGCAAACCCTACCGTTGGATCATCTAAATCATCAAGTCTCCAACCTTCAAAAAGTATTCCTTCGACAAAACAACCTGAACCTAATCCAAATACATTGTTTTCTTCAAAACCACTTTCTGGCTTAACAATAACAGATCTATGAACACCTCTTACAATACAATCATCAGGAAGATCAATATTTCCGCGCGTTTCATATTCACCCGGTCCGATATCTATAAGTGTTAAAAGCCCGTCTCGTGCCCAAGCAGCATCTACTGCTCTCTCTATAGTAAGATAAGCTTCATCCCACGTTGATCCAGAAACAGTATTTGCATCACTTCCATTCTTTTGAACATATATGACATTCTCAACTGGATTGCTAGAGATAAAATTAACTATCTCTTCTAATTCACCCTGTCTGCGCTTGAGAGATATTTTACCATCATAAGTATTAACTGAAAGCTCTCCAAGTGCCAACTGATTTGTAGTTGGAACTCTACCGGGGACACCAGTTCTTTTGAGTTTTATTCTTGTTGGCATTTATCCTCACGTGGTGTTAATAACCTTTTAGTTATGAAAACTTTGTTACCATAACTATTATGGATATTTATATTAAAACTCACCACCGTCAATTTCTTGCTTTTCTAGAAGTCTTGATGCAACAAATTTTTGTGTTAATATATCATAAATTAGAAGAGAACCATCTTCTAAATTGGTCAAATCTACATCTGCAATATCGCCTAAATTTTTAATAGACAAATCTGATTGATTAATTAAGATTCTAGGATTTGATTTTCTTCTTACTTCAATATTGGCAGCAGGTGTAATTGTAACATTAATTGCCATGCTTAACCTCTAGTAATTGTAGGAAGTAGAAATAGTAAACCTTCTAAGATTTTCTCTCTTTTTCCGCTCGAGCTCGTCATTATTAAATCATATTGATATTTACCTGGATCTGTATTAGCAGTAACAATACCTGAAAATTCCATTTCTAGTAAACCAGGAACATTACCTGGTTCTACCATAATGTCAGCACTAAATATAATAGTACTTGAATATACTTTACGAACATCACATGAAAATTCTTGCGTTGTGATATCAAATTCATCACCCACATCTGTGAAAAGATTTAGCGATGTAACAAAATCTACACCTTGATCTACGTATAAGTTTGCTCTGGTTGACATTGAACACACCCTTCTTTTATTTCTATTTATAATAGAAGGTGTCTATTTATTCCATTGACAAAGACTGAAAGTATGGTATAATTGGATTATAATCCATAAAATAATAAATCATTTAATTTACTAATATCTGCTTGGGTGTGATACTGATAATGTTCTTTAAGATTTTCAGGAAATGGAATTTCTTTTATCTCTGCATTATACAAGAGGGCAATGTCTTTGGCAACATCAAGAAAACTTCTTGAATAGCCTGAACCAACATTATAGGTTCCCCCAGCAAATAGATCTATTTTACTTAAAGCTCGTATGTGTGCAGCAACTACTGTATCTACATGCACAAAATCACGTGTAAACTCACGAGAACCTTTAAATATTTTAATCACACCATTTTCTTTTGCCTGTTTAGCAAATTGAGTAAATGGGCTTGCTTGTGATCCTTTGTGTTCTTCATGCGGACCATAAACATTGAAATATCGGAAAATTTGTAATGTAGATGCAACATAAGTTCTTTTATTTGCATATTTCTCGAACATGTATTTACTGAGTGCATAATAATTTACAGGATAGCAAATGTCATCTTCACATAAAATTCTAGCATTTCTATTTTGACCATATACAGATGCAGAAGATGCAAATTGCATATCAATCCCTCTTTCTCTGCATTCTTCTAATAGTTCTATAGACCAACACAAATTCAAGTCCATAATTTTATGAACATCAGTCTCTGTTGTAGAACTGATTGCACCTAAATGCATGACACAATTAACACCATCATAATTTAGATCTTTTGGTCTTGCTGTTGGATTATCGACTATATCAAAAGTTTCCAACTCCCAACCTTCAGCAAGAATAGCCTTACACATATTTTGGCCGATAAAGCCTTTGTGACCAGTTACTAATACTTTCATTTTTGACTGTCTCCTGGGCTAACTCTATAGTTATCTTCAACTGAATCTGGTGTTGAAACCTCAATGATTGTACCTTCTTCAAGACACTCTAATTGGTGAGGTACAAGAGGTACATTTCTCCATGTAGAACCAGGTCTCAATTCTAGTGATTTCTTTTCCGCTGTTTTTGTATCTATCCAACTAACAATGAATTTACCTGTTAAGATATACCACGTTTCATCTTTTTCAGCATGAAAGTGCATTGAAAATTTTGCATCATTCTTAAAGTGTAGTAACTTTCCACAATACTTATCATTTGTTGCCCAAATTAGTTCACTTCCCCAGCCTTTTTCTATTCGCCCTTCAAGTCTTGTCATGTTCTATTTCCTCTCTTGTAGGAGCATAAACCCCTGTATGTTTTACAGTGACCGCAGCTGCATTCATTGCAAATTCGATTGATTCTTCTAGTGATTCAGATTCGAGATATCTTATAGCAAGTGCTGCCAAAAATGTATCACCTGCCCCACATACGTCATGTGTTTCTACTTTCGGTGGATAAAATACTTTATCCTTCCATGTCACTTTTTCACCACCGTAAGTGACAATAAGATTTTCTAATCTAAAACCTTTATCAGATTTTTCATATTCATGTTGATTTATTTTGACAATAGCACCTTCGTAATGATCCAGATAAGAATCTTTAGTATCTATGAAAATAGGGCCTTCAAAATTTTCTCTTAGAATATCATAATCTGATCTATTGAAGAAACCTTTGCCATAATCTGAAATAACTATTGCATCATACGAATCATATTCAATATATTCATACTCGATTTCATTAAAATCAGTTTTATTGTTCTTTTCATCAACACGTAAAAGTTGCTGTTTTGACTTGATATCTATATAGCGATTCTTTGTTTCTTTGAAACTTGTGTGTATATGAACGGTCGCACCGAGTGCTTTCAAGTTCTCGTACACATTTGAAGCCATTCCATATTTCTTTGTTGAATATTTCAGATCAAAGATTGGAATTGGAGCTTCTGGACTTATCCGTTTGACTTCACCAAAGTGATATACATCATAGCAACTGTCGCCGATCAATAAAATTTTGAATGATTTTTGTGGTGGATTCATTGTTCACTCTCTCATAAAATATAACTTTTCCACAGTATTCTGATCCGATAACTTTTTTACCGACCCAATCAGAACCCTTCACCATAATGTCTGGTGAATAACCTCTGATGGTATTTATCAAGTCCTCATCGGTGCTAAATACACTCACACTATCGACTGGCTTGAGAGCATGCATGATAGCCTTTCGGATATGTAAAGGGTTTACAGGTCTATCAAAACCTTTTAATTCTTGTATTCGTTCATCTGAGTCTATTGCAACATGCAAGTGTTTACCGAGACTTTTGGCATAAAATAGTAGATCTAGATGTCCTGTGTGTAAAAGGTCAAATGATCCATTCACAAAAACCCGCATTAAATAACCTTTAATTTGTAGTAGTGTAGAATACCATCTTGAAATGAATGAAATAGCCATGGTCTATAAAATAGAACATCATTTGGTTTCATCTTGATAGTTGCTTCTTCTTCCCAGTGTTCTTTATTTAAATATTCTAACATCGGTTTTTCTTCATTTTCATCTTTAATGTAATCCAATAAACTCTTATAACCATCTTTGTGAATATATGTTTTAAACTCATTCTCATCTAATGCAACAATAAAGCGCCAATCATTAAGATCTTCAAAATCTTCAAAGTGTATGATTTCGTGCATTGTTTTTCTTAAAGTTCCAGAATTTGGTCGATCTATTTCTAAAAGATCACCAGACATTTTTCCGAGAACAATATCAATATCTTTAAAGATTAGATTAAAGTGTTCCATTTCTTGGCCGAATTTCTTTTCGGTCCAATGAACATCGTTTACTAATGGACGAAGGGATTCAATTTCACCTTTTGGGAAATAATCTCGAGCGTGTATATAGTTAATAACTGATCTATTTACAGGAAAATTATTGCTCATTTTGTGTATTCTCTCCACCATTCTTCCCAATTGATAAATGGGTCTTTCTGTTCTATGAATTGCAAATGTAATGCAAGACTGGGTATGGGATTAAATCTAATTATATTGCCTTCAGTCCATAATTTCCAAATCGTATTTGATTCCTCAAAGTGTTCAGTGCGAGGATTTAAGTAATCTCCATTATATTTGAGAGACAATGTTTCAAATAAATCCCAATGTTCTCTAAATAGTTTTGGCTTGCAGAAAAGAACTTGGGTTGTAAATACACCTGTTCTCCAATGTCTTGCAGACCCATGAACTATAAAATCTTTTCTATTTGGTGGATTATATTCCGAAGGTTCGTCAAACGGATATAAGACAATATCATCTCTTTTTAATCTATGAGAGAATAATTCAAAAGAATCTATCATTTCTTGTATTGCTGTTGAGCAATGTAAATAATCATCTTCTATTGAATAGACTAAATCTGCATTACTATCTCGACAAAGTTTCCATTGTTCGTGTGATGAATTATTATAACCTACACCTTCTAGTCTTATTAACTTACCTGGTATTTTACTATTATTCAACTCGGTTTCTAACCAATTTACAGTTTCATCACTTGAATGATCATCAAGTATAGTTATAGAAACATTATCAAGTCGTTTACAACTATTCAGTAATGATTTAACACATCCTTTGATGATATCCATTTTTGTTTTATCTACATACCGAACTCTCCAATCGGCATGAACATTTGAATGATCACAAGTTCTTAGAATAATATCTAAAGACATTATCGCCAGACTTCCATATTGGAATACTTTTGAAGAATATCAGGTGGTATAATAAATTGTCTAGGAATAAACTCTACTTTCTTGCGTACTTGATGTAAATTAATTCCAATTTCTGCATCATATTCATCCCAACTTGCTTCGACATCATCAAAGTCGTGTTCATAATAATCTTGACCGATGAAATTGTAAATTGATTTCATCATTCTTTCAGGATTTTTACATAATTCATTGTATTCAATAAGCATTAGCATATTCTTTTCAGAACTTGTAATTGCTTGTTTAAGTCCTAGATAAGGAAAACCTACAATACCTTTTTCTTCCATGAGTAATTCTACTCTTGAATAAACAGTACCGTCAAGTCCGCCAGTAACAGTATTCACCGTAAATGGATTTTTTCTGTGAGCAGTTTCAAATGAATCAATAATCCAATTTATATCACGAACACATACCAAAAGCTTTGATTTTGGAAACATATCTTTAATTTGTGGGGTAAGAAGAGTCCATGCCCTGTTAGTATTAAAGATTACTGGTTTGTCAATGTGTTTATAAAATCCTTCAAATAATCCTCCTATAGTATTCTTTCTTCGTTCAACTGGAACTTCGACTTTTATTCCAGGTCCATCATTTGAAGTTTCAATAATACCTTTCACCATCATTGCAAGTGGATCTGTAATTGAAGAATGGAAATTTGGATTTTGTCTAAGAATAGAACTCAAAAGGGTCGAGCCAGATCTTGGAAGGCCAGTAATAAAATGGTATTGTTTAGTCACGTTTCACCTCATTCATTAATTTAATAACGTGTTTACTTATTTCGGAAAGTGGATTATCCCAATCTCTGATTTTAGTTTGTCTCATAACTTTAAAATTATCACCATACCAAGGAGATGAATTATCTTTTCTACTTGTTGTCCATATGTAATATTCAGCAATAGGAATAGCAACAAATGTAGTTTTTCCCATAGCACCTGCTGCGTGTACTAGACTTGTGCACGAAGATACAATACAATCCATCTGATCTATGAAGTCGAGTGTATCTTCCCAGCTTTCAATTCTAGAACTTAAATCTATTACTCGCGGATGATTCTTTTCTTCCTTGTCGATGTAATAGATTTCAGAATTTTCTGGAAGATAACTTAACATCTGTTCTATTGCAATTTTTCTATATTCATCCTGTGCAAAATATGGATTCCCAGAGCATTTAATGCCTATTTTGAATTTGTCTGATTTTATTATATTCTTTGGATTTTTCAAAGGTTTTAAATAAGTACCTTTCCAAAGATCATCTTCAGTTAAGTCTAAAACTGATGGAATGCTCATTAATGGCACCCATGTGCATCGAGGATCTATAGAATATATATCATTTACTATTTCATAACCGTGCCTGTGGAAAAGTGAATTTGTATCTTTTCTGTATTTTCCTACAGAGTATAAAATTGGTCGCATTCCAAATTTTTTAAGATAATCAAAGAAACGTATATTGATTATTTCATCTCCAATTCCACCTTCTCCATCAACATATATTGTTTTACCTGGGCTTATAATACCATCCCACTGTGTCATTTTTAGCTTATCAGAAAATACACCATTACCTTTATATTTTCCAAGAAAGGCATGCATGCCTTTCTTTAATTGCCCTTCACGCAAATATTTTCCGCAAAGCATAACATCTAGATCATATTTTCTTTGTGGAAATTTATCCATTAAATCAAATATAATTTGTTCTGCCTTTTCTTTATCTCCAAGTAAAGAAATATTAGAAGCCTTTTGACATAATGCATCAAAATCTTCAGGTTTAATACTTAAATTGTGTTCTATATAATACAATGCTTTTTCTGGATAGTTCATCATATTATATGCTTTGTATAGATTAATTCTAGTATTATATATTTGTTCTGGTGTATTTGCAAGTGCATATGTTGCTTCTGCACAATGTAAATATGTATCTCTCTTATCAGATTTTAAAGATACATATCCGAGCGCATCATAATCAGATATTGTTTTGGCATGAGATAGATAAAAATCAATCAGATCCCATGCCTTTTTTCGTTCATCACAATTTATTAAGTCTATTACGACGGGTTTAAGATATTCTATCATTCTTTATTTACAATTAATTTAATCTGAATTTCACTAACAATATTATTATGCTCATTTGCATAATCTTCAATTTCTTGTGCAGATAAATTTTGAAGTTTTAATCTTGCATTATCGTCTGGTGTGTATCTATAATCCAAAACTTCAAAATCAACTTCAAAGTATTCACCAAGCCGAGAAGAAGCATAACCTTCTTCACGACAGTGTTTATTGAATTTTTGACTGAAAAGCTGTAATCCAACTACAGTAATTGGTCTTCTGTGTGTTGGATCTGCAAGGAATGAATCATGTCTAGGGTGTGGAACACGAATATCTAGTATTGCACCGTGTTTACATACACGATATAGTTCTTTAAGGCAATGGAAGTAGCCATCACCAAGATGCTCTAGAATATGATGAGCAACCACTGTTTCTACCGAATTATCTTCAAGTGGAAACTTATCTTTTTCTAAATTTACGATGTAATCTGGATTTGCATTTTTATCGTAATCAAATGTAATAAAGCCTTCGAGTTTTGTATCTCCGGCACCAATATTTAGTTTCATAATTTTTCACCTCATAGTAATAATATAGATTTATTTATATAGATTAGCCGCCGCGGATTCCTGCACTATGTGTCGAGGTACCGACTGAAGTTGCGGCACTTATTTGCACCCAATCAGTAAAACCACCAACAACTGATACAGGTGATGATGTGTTTGTTGTTGCGGTATTATCTCCCAATTCTCCAGCTGTATTAATTCCCCAAGCCCACGCGGTTCCGTTTGCTCTTAAACCTAGACTATGTGACTGCCCTCCATCCAATTGTACCCAATCGGTAAAACCGCCGACAACTAATACTGGTGATGATTTAGCCACAACAGTATCATCACCTAATTTTCCATCTTGACCAGAACCCCAGGCATAAGCAATTCCATTTGATTTTAGTCCTAAACTATGATTACTTCCAGCACTTACTTGTGTCCAATCAGTAAAACCACCAACAACTGATACTGGGGATGATGTATTTGTTGTTGTACCGTCTCCTAACGAACCAGCTGAATTACCACCCCAAGCCCAAGCAGTTCCGTTTGCTTGGACACCCAAACTGTGTACCCCACCGCCACTTACTTGTATCCAATTAGTAAATCCACCTACTACTGATACAGGTGACGAACTATTTGCTGTAGTACCATCACCAATTCTTCCGAATGAATTATCACCCCAACCCCATGCGGTCCCATTTGCTCTGAGAGCTACAATATGTCTCTGCCCTGAACTTACTTGTGTCCAATTAGTGAAACCACCTACAACTGAAACTGGTGATGATTTATCTACTGTAGTACCATCTCCAAGTTCTCCAGCAAAATTATAACCCCATGCCCATAATGTTCCATTTCCTCTTAATCCTAAACTGTGTTTAAATCCACCACTAAGTTGGGTCCAATCACTAAAACCGCCGACTACAGATACAGGAGATGATTTAGAAACTGTAGTTCCATCACCTAGTTGCCCTGTATCATTAAGACCCCAAGCCCAAGCGGTTCCATTTGCTCTTAAAGCAACAGTATGAGAAGATAATGCTTCTACTTGAACCCAATCAACATAATCACCGACTACAGATACCGGAGATGATTTAGAAACTGTTGTTGCATCACCCAACTGTCCGTTAGTATTCGTACCCCAAGTCCAAAGATTATTTAAAGGTTTTGGATTTTGCAATGTTGGAAATAGTAAAACCCAAGTATCATCACTTCTATAAACATATGGTAAATTTTCATTTATAACAAAAACAACTGTACCTGGATCTACTTGTAATAAAGTTAAATCTGTTAAATCTGTTACAAAAATTGTTCTATTTTCAGTTATAAGATGAAGAGCTGCTGTTAATGTAGCAATTTCTTCCAAACTAGTAGCAGTATTAGCAGAATTTAATCTAGATAATAATTCTGTTTTTATTGTTGAAGAATCTACATCACCCAAAGATGCAGTCTTTAGGATTAAAACTAATTCACTGGTTGTCTCGGTAGAAAGAGATAATCCACTTATTAATGTACCTAATTCTGTTACAGCATTTGTTTTAACTATTGATACCATTATACTTAAGCCAATTTGTTAATAAAATCTAAATTTAAAAGTTCTTCAGTAGTTAAGCAAGAATCAATTTGCTCATTTAATGACTTTTCCCAATTAAATGTATCTTGAATATAATCTGCACATGCTTTAGCTATAATACTTAATTCTTCTTTAGATATAGTTAACCAACCTTCGGAAAATTTCCAATTTATTACTTCACCATCATTCATAGTTAAAAACTTTTGTATGTATACATTTCTTCTTTCTCGGGAGGTATCAATGGTTATTTCAAGATTTTGTAAT